CAGAGTAATACGAACCTGTACCACCACCAACAATATCTTTCGGGAACATACCAATTTCTTTGTATGTGTGATTCACAACAACCATTGAGATATCTTTGATGTTCAGATGTGGCGTTACCATTCTAAACAAACTCTTAACTTGTTTGGCACGACTCATATCAGCAACTGATTTGCCTTCAAGTGCATCTTCAACTTCTTTCTTTGATGCAAGATTGCCAATCGAATCTAATACAATGATAAGTTTATCACCACGATTTACTTCAGCTAGTTGTTGCATGATATCAAACTTCAATTGTTCAATATCAGTCAATGGTGTATGCAATACTCTGTCCATGTCAATCTCAAATGTTTCAAAGTATTTGATAGGTGTACCAAACTCTGAATCATAGAACAAAAGAACTGCCTCAGGATATTTGTCCATATACGATTTTGCCATTAGCAAACTGAAGGCAGTTTTAAAGTGTTTAGATGGACCTGCCCACATTGTAAGGCCTGGAATAAGACCACCATCAAGTTTTCCAGATAGTGCCACGTTAATCATTGGCACACCCGTTGTAACCATATCTTTCTCTGTAAAGAATTTTGATTTAGATAGTATTGCACTATCTTTAATCGTTGAATTCTTTTTAATTTTATCAAGTAAACTCATATTTTCTCCCATATATTCTTTCATTATACACTATTAATACTAACAAGTATGGCAATCATGGATTCCACTTTGAATGTGGTACATCAAATACAAAAGTAATTCTTATACAATCGCCAACATTTTCAGTACCATGCATTAACTTATTATTGAACCACAATAATGTTCCTGGTTCTACAATCACTTCTTCATCACCCACCATATATTTGTATCGGCCTTGTATTGATAGATGATATCTATCTTTAGTTTGATAATAAGAACCAGTATCAATATGTTTACCAACTGTGCCGCCAACAGGTAAAGATAAGAAACCACAACGAGCAAATTTCTTAAAGTTTCTTTTTAGAAATCCAATCATTTCGGTATGTTTATCATACGCAGGTGTTGCCACACAATACTCAGTATCACCAACATAATCTTCAGCCTTTGCAACTGCACCAACAACTAATTGAAGAACACCAGCTGGAAGATCATCGTATCCTTTATCAAGTAAAGAAGCTGTGCCTTCCATTTCTTTCTGAGATTCCCAATCTTTAGGATACTTCTGTAGTTGTGCCAGAATCTTTGACACATTGATGCCAGTTTTGATGATGCGTATGTTATTCAAAGAAACTCTCCAATGTGTTTATTTTTTCTGTAGACCAATTCATACAATCTAATACAACTTTAATTGGTTCAAGAAACGCCTTACTGAATTGTACATCATAGTCAATAAACTCTTGAAGGCCAAACTCTTGTGGTAATCTTGTCGGATAAGAAATGACTGTATCTTTAATTGGATTAGGCATTTTAAGATAAGTAAACTTAATCTTTTCACCTTCTTGTATCAGAGGATATTTCTTTTCAAGTTTAAGAGCTTTAAGTCTTGCATTATACAAGATTGCGCCTTTGACATGAATTGGTGTGCCCTTCTTATATAGAGAAACAGAATCAGAATACTCTTTCAAACCATTCATTCCACGAGGAAATGATATGTCTTCTGGAGGCAATTGTTTGAATGTTTCTTTGAAGTCAGCAATAAAGACATGAATGTCTTCTTCTGTACCTTGCATCATAATCTTAATTGACTCACGCATCTTCTCACGAATAGCCGCAGGTGTAGATGACTTAATCATTTCAAGACCCATGACTTTCATCTTAGGTTCTTTATATTGAACACCTTCATTGTTGTAGATGTTTAGAATGTAACGCTTCTTTGCAGTCCAGATACCTTTATCTGCAAGAGCCTCACGTTTCATTTGCATCTTTTGGTCATACGCATGAACATACGAAGCAAGGTTCTGATAACTAGCATCGATAAACGGTTGTATTTTATCTTCACAGACTTTGTCCATGAAGGAGATAACTTGATTAACCTCTTTCTCGCCTGAATACACTTTATTAACAAGTGGACCAAGGTTGAGATAAATCGAATCTGTATCAGCGGCGATAACGTAATCATTTTCAGTCTTCAATAACTTATTTAAATATCTATTCAATTCACCTTCAATCCAACGAATAGATAATTGCCCTGCAAGAGTTACTGCGAGTGCCATTCTTAAATCGTAGAATCTGAAGTATTTAGAGCCTAGAGCACCATATGCGGAATTCAATGATACTTTCTTTGCGAGTTGCAAATTATCATACCTTGAAATTCTGTTATAAATCTCAAGTTTCTTCACTTCATCATTTTCAATCTCATACTCTTTTTTCGCCTGAATCATTAACTTCTTAAACTTCTTGCGATCTTCATACATTTCTTCCAACATCTTAGGCAAGAAGCCTTGAATGTCAGTACGGAAGTATTGTCCGTTTGGAGTTATAGTTACATCTTTCAATGCAGATAAATCTATATTCCTGTTTAACATCTTATTCACATCAACACCAGATGAAATGATGTTACGCATTTCGTCAGTATAGTTCGATGGTTCAACAAGAGTCTCTGGTGAAATATTGTATTGCATCATCAAATGCGGATACAAACTGTTCAAGTCAAACGAAGCAATCCAGTTGTGTTTACCAACTTGTGGATCTTTTACGAATGCACCTTCAAACGCTTCACCTTTAAACTTTTCTTCTTTAGGTGGAACAATAATGTTCTTACTCAAAAGATAATTGTATATCAAAGCATCCCACATACGAGTCTGTGCAAAGATATCTTCAAAGTTTGTTTTCGTATCATAGCCAAGAGTTAAACCTAACTCAATGAGTTTCAGTTTGTTCTCAAGTTTAAAAATCAACTCAACGTCTTTGATGTTATAGTCAATAAACTTTTGAAAGTTTAATCTATACAAGGCATGTAAACTATCAAACTCATCATAAGATAATTTACTTTCACCGATCTCTACGTTTGCAATGTTATCCAGGCGATATGATTCTTGTGAACGGCCGCCTGGCGCATACCAACGATACAACTCAATATAATCTAATACAGAAATGCCAATCATATCATATGCAACAAAGTTCTTGTTGTTGACGATAACATTACGACTATTGATTAATGACCATGGAGATAATTTCTTATATACGTTCTCATCAAACAATTTTTGAAATCTGTTAACGAGATAAGGAATATCAAAGAACTTAATATTCCAACCAGAGATAACATCTGGTGCATTCTCATGCCAGAAGTCTAGAAACTTCTTACAGAGGTCATACTCATCACGGCATTTGATATAAGTTACATCATTACGTTCATTGTTATAATCACCACAGCCCCAAACATATGTCATGCCGTTCATGTACTTCACACAAATGGCTGTGATAGGTTCAGTTGCTTGATATGGATCAGGAAACCCATTCTCAGAACCAACTTCAATATCGATTACTGCAATAGATAGGTCTTCAATCTTCCAATCAATCATGCCTTTGAATTCATCTGCAATAAATGAATAGGCAAAACTATTGTTGCCATAGATTCTGAAGTTCTTTACTTCTTCATATCGTTTAATGAAATCACGAGCTTCACGGATGTTTTCAAACTTCATCGGCTCAAGATATTCACCTTCTAGATTTTTGAAATCAGTAGGTTTGTTAGAAAGCAAAAACAAAGTAGGCGTGTAAGCTACTTTTAACTTAACACGCCTACCATTCTTGATACCACGATAATAGATTGTATTGCCAAGAGAGGCAACATTTGTGTAATAATTATTCATTCATACATTATATCAGAATTTTGGGATAGTAGAGGCAATTTCGATGCCTGAACCGAAAAGTTTGCTGTATTGATTTTCTAATTCAACAACAGGTGATGTAATGCAAAGAACATCACTCATTTTGATTTTGATACCTGTATTGAATTCGGTACAGAATTGTAAGAATGGAACAAACATCATATTTGCGCCTTTCTCACCAGGTTGCATTACAACCTGTACAGAGTTTGTAAGTGTGATTGTATCGTCATTAATACAATCAACATCAGCCATAATAGTATGGTTGGTTTTAAATGTGATTAACTTAATTGACACGGATTCTGGCCTCCGCATCAATTACACCAATTGTTACCCAGCGTTTTGGGAACAACATCTCACGACTTTCATAGTCATGGAAGTTTAAATTTGGATCTCTCATCCAACCAAGAACCTCGACCTTATTGTCGAATTCACGAAGGTACAAATCGTACCGATCTGCCTGAGGCAGTTTATATTCATTCACCAGTCTTCTGGCAAGGTCACGAACATTCATATTCATCCTTTAATTTTACACAAGAGTTTATTATACAATAAAGACAAGCACAAGTCAAGCTTATATGTGGCAAAGTTCCACGTTGCATTGTTTTAAAAATTCAATACCAAGATTATCTCGGTATGAATGCCGATAGTACACAGAGTTTATACCTGATTGATAAATTAATTTAGCACAATCAAGACATGGTGCATGTGTAACAAACATTGTTGCACCATCTGTAGAGTTGGTAGACTTAGCTACTTTTGCAATTGCATTAGTTTCCGCATGAAGTACTTCGGGTTTAGATTTGTTATCTTCATCTTCACATTCATTAGTCCAACCAGAAGGCATGCCGTTGTAACCAATACCAATAATAGTATTGTCTTTTACAATAACACAACCTACATGAAGTCTTTTTGCTGATGATAATTCAGCATAAACTTCGGCTGCATTCATGTGTGCATCAATGAATTTTTCTTTCATTGCAGTAGCACTAGAGGCACCTGAGTCATTTTTAATGCGTTAACATGAACAAAGAATGGAAAGAATCTTTCACCTAAGAAATTAGGATATCTCCATGGATACGGTTCAGTAAATGTACCATCATTAGATGGATAAGTTACCTTAACTCTTTCAAAGATATAGGTCAATATTCTAAAATATTCATCTGTGTATCTTATAAAGAATTCACGGCGCATGATGTAAGGCGATTCAAAGTGTATGACATTACTACTAGTGAACCATGTTAAGTGTTCACGATATGATGGGTACAACTTATCAATAGCTTCTTTAAACAAATCCCTCCTTC